GCCTCCGGCGCGGCTGCGGTGAATCCCGTTCCGCCCGTGGAGGACAAGCCGATCATCCCGAAGACGGCTGACGAACAGATGAACGCTGCCCGTGCCGAGGTGAAGAGCCTCCTGCACCCCGAGCAGTGAGAAAGGAGTGTCACCATGCCTTACACCCTGAATGAGAAGATCGAGGAGGTCACCCCGGACGGGCTGATCTCCGACACCCAGCCCGCGCTTCTGACCCGAGCCAGAACTATCCGCAAGCTCGGAACGGCGGCGGCCCTGAAGCGCGGCACCGTGATGGCGGCTTCGTCCACCGACGGCAAGCTCGTCGTGCTGGGGACCTCCGCCGGAAGCGGCGAGACCCTGACGCCGGACTGCATCCTGGCGGACGACGTGGAGGTGGGTACCTCCGCCGACGTGCCGGTTGTGGCCTACATTTCCGGCTGCTTCGATCCCGACCACATCACCGTGGCGACCGGTTACACCATCACCGCCGCCGACTACGAAGCCCTGCGCATCCGGAACATCCTGTTCAAAGACGCGCAGATCGACTGAGTGCGCATGATGAAAACCAAAATCGCGGCTGAAGCCGGCGCACTCACCGAGAATCCGCAGGGCGGATTCTCCAACGTTTTTTCCAACGACTAAGGAGGGAAGACCATGCCTTTCGATATTCACAACAGCTATCAGCTCCTCTCCCTGATGGAGGAGATCACCCCCGTTCCGTCCTTCTTCAAGGACCGGTATTTCCCCACCGGCGCGGGGGACCTGTTCACCACCGACTACGTGCTGACCGAGTACATGGAGGCAGGCCGCAAGATGGCCGCTTTCGTGGCGCCGAGAGTCGGTGACATTCCCGTGGAGCGCGGCTCCTACGAGATCAACATGTACCATCCCCCGAAGATCGCTCCCTCCAGGGTGCTGACCATCGACGACCTGGCGAAGAAGGGCTTCGGCGAGGCTCCCTTTGCCGGTCTGACCCCCGAGCAGAGAGCGGCCCGGATCGTGCTTCAGGACCTCACCGATCTGGAGCGCCGGATCCGGTTCCGCGAGGAGTGGATGGCTGCGCAGACCATCATCTCCAACGGCTTCCAGGCGTCCGCCTACGCCGACGAGGACACCGCCGTGGACAGCTACGATCTGAAGTTCTACAACGAGCAGACCTCCGGCCACGTCTACACCGTGAGCGGCGGCACCTGGTCCACCTTCGCCGACATGGAAGCGGACGTGTTCGCCATGTGTTCCGGCCTTGCCGACCACGGCCTGCCCGCGCAGGATCTCCTCCTCGGCGGCGACGCGGCTTCCGCCATGCTGTCCTTCACCGGGATTGCGGAGCGCCTGAACAAGACCTCCGGCATCATCACCGGCGAAATCAATCAGAAGCTCTCCCAGTTCCCCGGCGTCATCTGGATGGGGCAGCTCAACTTTGGCGGCTTCGTTCTCGACGTGTGGAACGTGCTGGAGACCTACAAGGCAGACAACGGCACCACCACCGCCTACTTCCCGGCGAAGTCCGCGGCTGTCACCGCTCCCGGCGCGGGCCACATGCTCTACGGCGCGGTCAGCCAGATCAACCGGGGCGCGGAGAACTTCTCCACCATCGCGGCGACCAGAGTTCCCAAGCTGGTTGTGGACGACGACAACGACGTGAGAAAGCTGCGCGTCACCTCCCGTCCCCTTCCCATGCCGAAGAACAAGAATCCCTGGCGCTACGCCGCGAACGTGGTGGCCTGATCGGAGGCTGTCATGAGAATTCGCATCACGGGCGGCATCTACGGCTGGCGGGATGAGTTCCGGCGCGTTCATCCGAAGTACGCGGGGGACGAATGTGAAGTGAGCGAAACCGAGGGGGCGCGGCTGTGCTCCCTCGGTATTGCCGAACCGGCTGACCGGCCGAAGGACAAGCCCGCCGACGCGCCCGCTCAGAAAACGGGTACCACCGGGGAAGAGGAATCCGCGGGCATCCCGGACCGTGACGCTCTGGCCAAGATGACGGTCGCCCAGCTGAGAAAGCTCTGCGCTGCCGAAGGGATGGATGAGGCGGAGGCGAAGAAGTTCACGAAAGCGGACTGCATCGACTACCTGGCTCCGGTCCCGGAGACCATCGGCGGCGAGGCCGGCGACATCATCGTTTAAGGCGGTGACTTTATGGCATTCAAGGACATGGTGGAGGCCGACATCCACGGGGTCTTTCTGAATCTGGACGAGTTCGCGGAAAAGCGGAACGTCTGGTATGACGGGGTGACTTATCGGGATGTGCCGATTGTTCTCCACGGTCTGAAGGAGAACGATAGGAAGAGGCTCACCTCCGGCGTCAAGGAACAGGGCGGACGCAACTCCATTGCCGACCGCGTGGAGGGGCTTTACAACGAGCAGCGCGTCGCGCACCTGGCCGTCGCGGACATCGGCGGCGTCCTGCCGGAGAACGGGCGGCAGATCCGCATCTCCGTGAGCGAGGGATCGGCGAGGTTCCGGAGCTACCGGATCACGGCGTCGGTCCTTGACATGGGGATGTGCAGGCTGGAGCTGGGGGTGCTGACGGAATGAGCAACTACTATAACGTCAGAGAGTCGTGGAGACCTCCCGACAAAGGCTTTGTCATGCAGGTGACCTGCAACATCGAAAAGGCAGAGGCTGTTCTGAGGGGGATCCCCGGAGGCGCGGAAAAAGCCTTAGATGCGGCGATCACCAACGCGCGGCGCAGCCACTCCAGGCTTGCGGAGAAGGCGATTCTTGAGAAATACAGAATATCCCGTGAGGAACTTCACAAAAAGGATTACGGGCACAAAAACAAGAGAATCCAACCAGCCTTCAGCAAAACGAGCACTGCCGGTCATGGCGTTACATATGAAATCCGGTACTATGGCAACGATATTCCACTATCAGACTTCAACCGCGAAAAGATGGTGGATCAGCGAGTCTGGCACGGGAGCTTTATACGACCGATATACCGGGCAAGATGGCATCTCCATGGGGGCGGAGGGACAATGCCTGCCGGAGTATACCATTTTGCCGAAAGCCTGCCGGTGAGCGGGATCGGTGTGTACAAAGGAAAATCATATACGTTTGACCACAGCTTTGTCGCCGGGATGCAGGGCGGTCATGAAGGCCATACGCACTGGGGACTGTACGCACGGAAAGAGAAGAGAGCAAAATGGGATTCTGGACATCACGCCATTGTCGGAGACAGTACGCTCAAGCAGCTGTACGGACCGGCCGTGGCACAGATGGTCGCGCATGAAGAAATTCGTGAAAAAGTTGATAAAGGAATCCAGGAGCGCATCGACAAAGTTCTGGATGATAAAATCAAGCTGATTCTCGAAGGAAAGATGCGCGTGTAAGGGGGGGGTACCATGCCGGAGACACTTTTCATGACGCGCTGGGACTTCCTTGACGCGGTGGCCGACTGGACGAAGAACCTCTTCAAGGGGACGCTTCTGCCGAAGAACGCCGATCCCCAGGCGCTCGTCTCCGACGAGGCCGTCAACACGCCTTCGGCGGTTGCGGGAGGGGAAGCCTCGGACACACTTTTCGCGGAGGACGGAACCGTTATGACCTCGCTCTCCGTATACCGGATGAGACTGCCGGACTTTGATTCCATGACGGCACCGGCGCCGTACTGTCTGCATCAGATCGTGACGGGGACGGACGGCTACGACGAGCAGGGGCGGGACCAGTCCACGGTCCTTCTGCGCTCCGTATTCTGCATCTACCACCCCTTCGCGGAGGACCTGACCCTCGGGTATGATCCGGGAGCGGAGAGAGCCATGGAGGTTGCGGAGCGGTTCCGGGTCGCCGTCCTCCGGGAAGGGATGATCGCCGACCGCTTTGTCCTCAACCTCCGGCTGGGGCAGGTGGAAACGCTTTATTATCCCGACGACATGCGGCCCTACTACATCACCGAGGTTGCCTCAAACTGGGACATTCCGGCGGTGCGGCGGGAGTTCCGGCAGTATTTAGGAGTCTGAAAATGGCAAAGAAGAAAGCAAAGGAACAGGAGACCTTCTGCGTCTGGATCGGTCCGGGCGTCCGGGGCGTGATCCAGTACGGGCAGATTTTCCGCGTTCCGCGGGAGAGGGCCCGAGAGGTTCTGCCCGCGAAGGTGGCGGCTCTGTGGGACGAGGGGGCGGGCGCTCTCATCGTCGGCCCGGAGCAGCTTCCCGCCGCGCGGCTGGCTGTCCGGAAGGAAGGCTCCGCGCTCTGGAAACTGGCCCGGTCAATCACCCTGAAGCTGGCCGGGAAAAACACATAACAAGAAAGGGATTGTTCGGCTTCAGGTGCGGGAGGCTCCGGGAGATCGAACCGTCTCAGGCAAAGAACAGTTCGGAAGCAGGGGAGCAAAATCCGGGAAACGGCATCAGAGCCTCCGGGTTTATCCCCGCCGGACGAAATTCACAACCTACAGAAAGGGGATAAACCTATGCCTGTTAAGCATGGCGTATACGTATCGGAGGTCCCTACCGCCGTAACCGTGCCGATTGTCGCGGAATGCGGCATTCCGTTCGTGATCGGGGCGGCTCCGGTTCATCTGGCAGAGAATCCCGCCGCCTCCGAGGTTCCGGTGCTCGTCACCTCCTGGGAAGAGTACGTGGATAAGCTGGGCTATTCCGAGGACTGGGAGGCCTACAACCTCTGCGAGTTCGCCTACTCCCACTTCAAGCTCTACGGGAGACAGCCCGCGATTTTCTGCAATCTGCTGAAGCCCGCCTCTCACAAGAGCGCGGTTACGGCGGCGGACAAGGCTGTTGCCGAACACGCGGTGTCCCTGCCCGAGGAAGCCATTCCCGCGTCCATCGTCGTGAAAGCGGCGGGCGGAAACGGGGACGCCTACGTGCTGAACACCGACTACACGGTGACGGCGGGAGACGGCGAGGTGCTGATCGAGCTGCTTTCCACCAGCACGCACTACGCGGAGACCAGCCTCAACATCGGCTACGACAAGGTGACGCCCGCCTCCGTGACGGCGAACACCGTGGCGGCGGGTCTCGAAGCGATCGAGCTCTGCATGAGCACCGTCGGGATCATCCCGGACCTGATCGTCTCTCCCGGCTATTCCACCGACTCCACCGTGGCGGCGCTCATGGCGACGAAGGCGGCGGCCCTGAACGGGATCTTCCGCGGGAAGGCCGTCATCGACATCGACTGCTCCGCCGTCGGCGGCGCGGACTCCTACGACGAGGCCTACGCCTGGAAGCAGAGCCACAATTTCGTGGACGACGACCAGATCCTCTGCTGGCCCATGATTAAGCTGGGGGACCGCATCTTCCACATGTCCAGCCAGTGCGCGGGCCTGATGGCGCGGATCGACGCGGAGAACGGCTGTCCCATGGAATCCCCGTCCAACAAGAATTTCCAGATGGACGCCCTCTGTCTGGCGGACGGCACGGAGATCCTTCAGACCAAGGCCCAGGCGGACGTGCTGAACTCCGGCGGCATCGTGACCGCGCTGAACTTCCTTTCCTCCGGCTGGGTCTGCTGGGGCAACTACTGCGCCTGCTATCCCGGCATTTCGGACGTGAAGGACATGTTCATCCCGGTCTCCCGCATGTTCGACTGGATCGGCAACACCGTCATCCGGACCTTCTGGCAGAAGCTCGACAAGCCCATGAACCGCCGCCTGATCGACAACGTTTTGGACACCTGCAACATCTGGCTGAACGGCCTGGTGGGTGCGGGCAAGCTGATCGGCGCGAGAGCGGAGCTGCTGGAGAGCGAGAACCCCATCACCGACCTGATGGCCGGTATCATGAAGGTCCATCTCTACATCACGCCCGCCTCTCCCGCTCAGGAGATCGACTTCCTGCTGGAATACGACATCTCCTACCTGACCAACCTGTACGGAACCGAGGAGGTATAAGCCATGCCGAGAATTGACCAGACCAACGTCAACTTTGAAGTCTACGAAGACTCCATCAACTTCTGCGGCATCGCGCAGGTAACCCTTCCGAACCTGACGCAGATCGCGGAGAGCTTTTCCGGGGCCGGGATCGCCGGTAACGTGGAGGCGGTTGTCCGCGCTCACTTCGACGCCATGACGCTGGGGCTCCAGTTCAGGACCACCACCGTTGAGGCCCTCCGGCTTCTGCGGCCTGAGCGGCACACCCTGGACCTCCGCGCAGCGCGGCAGGACGAGGACACCGAAGCGGGGCGGATCGTCATCGCGCCCGTGAAGTACATCGCCGTGGTGATGCCGAAGTCCCTGAACCTGGGCAACCTCGCGCCTCACTCCCGGCAGGACCTGAGCGGCGAATACGCCCTCCGGTACTTCGCCATCTACGTCGAAGGGGCGCTGGTGACGGAGCTCGACCAGCTCAACTACAAGGCCCTCATCGACGGCGTGGACTATCTGGCTTCCGTCCGCTCCGCGCTGGGGAAATAAAGAATCCGGGAATACGGGGGGTGAGGCATCTTTCATCCCCCGTTTTTCCGGCAATTAAAGCAAACACCATATTTTTTTACTTACGGAGGATCCCATGGCAAACAACGAAAGAGAAATTAAAATGGAGCAGGAGGACGAGGCCGTTGTGCTGACCCCGGAGCAGATCGAGGAAGCGCAGGAGGAGATGGGCGCGGGGACCTATGTTCACGTGTTCGCAAAGCCCTTCCAGTGGGAGGGGAAGACCTACGGACAGCTCATCTTCGAGTTTGACAAGCTGACCGGTCGGGACACCATGGCCGTGGAGCGGGAGCTGGCGGCGAAGAACATCTTCACGGTGGTGCGCTCCCTGAACATCGAGTTTCAGATGCGGATCGCGGCCCGGGCCTGCACCTCTCCCATCGGCACCGACATGCTGGAAGCGCTCCCGATCAAGGACTTTGAAAGGATCATGAACCGGGTACGCGCTTTTTTCGCCGCTGCGGAATAATGGCCGGGGACGGCGGGGAGTGGCTGAGACGTCAGGTTTACATTCTGGCGTCCTCCGGGACGGCACCAATCGGCTGGTGGCTGTCCCTGCCGCTTGCGGAGCTTAGAGACTGGATCGGGACGCACAACGAAGTTTACAAGAAAGAAAAATGACGGGACGGCACCCGGTCAGGAGGGGACGGCATGGCTTCAAGATCGACGAGAAAAACGTGGGAGACAGCATTTTTACTGTCGGCTTCCATGTCGTCCTCTTATCAGGAGACGTTCGATAAGGCTCAGAACATCATGCGGGAGCTGGGCGCGGAGAACGTCAATCTCGGCGACGAGGCGGAGAGGGCGGCGCAGAGGCAGGAGAACGCCTTTAACCTCATGGCTTCGGCTCTGGCGGAGGCGGGGCTCTATGAGATGCTGGGCCGGATCAAGGACGCCTACTCGGACATCATCCAGGTCACGGAAGAATTTGAATACACCATGTCCGCCGTCGGCGCGATTTCGGATGCGGGCGCCGAAGACATGGCGGAGCTTGAAGCCAAGGCCCGGGAGCTCGGCGAGACAACGGTTTACACCGCCCGGCAGTCAGCGGAAGCCATGACGTTCATGGCCCAGGCGGGCTGGGACACCGTGGAGATGCTGGAAGGCATGGACGGCGTGATCTCTCTGGCGGCGGCGTCCGGAACCGATCTGGCGGAGACCTCCTCCATCGTGGCGGACACGCTGGCGGGCTTCGGCATGGCGGCGGACGAGACCGGACGGCTGGCGGACGTGCTGGCGCAGACGGCCTCCCACACCAACACCAACGTATCCCTGATGGGGCAGACCTTTGCAAACTCGGCCGCAATAGCCGGGGCCCTCGGCTTCAGCATCGAAGATGTTTCCGTCATGCTGGGTACTCTGGCAAACGCCGGAATCAAAGGGGCGAAAGCAGGAACTTCGCTGAGGCAGATTCTTACAGGATTGTCAAAGGATGCAACGATCACGGCTGAAGCGTTCGGAGAGGTAAAAATGTCGATGTTCGACGAGAACGGAGACACAATCGGCCTGATGGAGACGGTGAGACAGCTCCGTGAATACTTCAGCCAGATGACGCGGGCTGAGAAAATCGAGAACGCAAGAGCGCTTGCCGGAGAACGGAACTATAACGGTCTTCTCGCCCTCGTCAATGCGACGGACGAGCAGTTTGAACAGCTCTATGCGGACATCCAGAACGCGGACGGCGCGGCGAAGAGAATGGCGGACAGGCGGCTGGACAATCTGAAGGGCGACGTGACGCTGCTGAATTCCGCGTTTGAAAGTCTGAAGATCACCATCGGGGAACACTTCATGCCGGTGGGCCGCGGGTTCACGCAATGGCTGACCGAGGTAGTCACGGGGGCAAACGCGCTGATCGAAGCGCACCCGGGAATTATCACGGGGATCAACGCCATCGTCGGAGCGCTCGGCGGGGCTCTGGCGATGTTCACGGCCATAAGTGCCGCCATCAAGATCAAATCGCTTATCTCCATGCTGGCGGGGCTGTTCGCGCCGGGCGGCTGGCTGGTCGTCGGGATCGGGGCGGTCGTTGGCCTTCTCGGGGCTCTTGTCGTTCATGCCGCGGGAGTACGCGCCGAGATCGCCGGAATGTACAAGGAGCAGGTAGACGCCGCGAAGGAGCTCCAGGATTACGCCGCGTCATACAGGGAAAGCGCGGATGCCTGGCGGGAATCCATCGGCGCGATGGAGAACGAGGCCGGAAACACGGAATACCTGATTGAACGGCTCGACGATCTGTACTCGATCCAGGACAAGACCCTCGGGCAGAAGCAGGAGATCCTCGCCATTGTGGACCTCTTGAACGAAGCGGTTCCGGAGCTGGCCCTTGCCTACGACGCGGAGGCCGACTCTCTCAACCTGACGGCGGACGCCATTCGGGAACGGGCCCGGGCCGAGATCGAAGCCGAGCAGATGGCGGAGAAGCAGGAACAGCTCAAGGAGAGGATCAGGCAGGAGAACGAGCTGGGTCAGAAGCTCTCCGATGCGTCGGCGGCATATGAGGAAGCAAAGGCGGAATATGAGAATGTTTACGCCGAACGCCTGGAGTATCTCGGCAAATGGTGGAGAATGGGCGAGAACGCAGAAAACGCGGTAGACCAGGACGACTATGTCAAAGCGGCCAGGAACGCCATGGACGAGGCGCAG